TCAGGGGGTCGAACCCTGGACCTTGGGATTAAGAGTCTTGAACGTGATGTTATGGCGTGCCTTGTAGCAGCAAAATCGCAGGTAGTTATGTTTCCACACGCTCTCACCGCACTGAAACTGCATTGCAGAACGGATATTGACGGATATCCGGCAATGCATAAAGCCCCTCCCCGGCACAGTTGCCGGGGAGGGGCTGCATCTATCAATTTCTAGAGTCTTTTTGGCTGCCGACGCGCACGATTGCCCATCCGAGAAGACCGGTCAGCAGTCCTGCAGCAGCGCCGACAATAAAACAGATATCAAATGGATTCATATACACACCTATCGATAGAGTTGCTTGACGAGCGCTTGGCCAATGGCGACGTTGGTATCGCGGCCCTGGTATCCGTCCGCACCCGATGATCCGCACGAGATACCTTGAGCGATGAGCCACTGCTGGTGTTTGAAGACCGTTCCCGAACCCATCTGTCGCGCCTGAACACCGCCGACCACGGGATAGACTTTGCATCCGACCTTGTCCTGCAGGGCGCGGACGGCATTCGAGCCAACCCCGCCCTTGACGTACTCGATTACGCCGCGGTCGCATGCCCAAAGGTATCGCTCATTCGCCGGCCATTGACCGGAGATCACGCCATCGGCAGTCGTGCCGAGCTGGCGTTGCAGCTCCTTGGCCATCTTCGGGCCGAAATATCGCGTGTCTCCGAGGCTCGGGACCGTATTGTCCGCGACTTCGGTATTGGACCCGTTTAGCGTCTTTCCGTCGCCAAGCCAGTAGAGCGTGCCGTCCCATGGATAGCTGTAGTACGCCTTGATGTTGGACTCGCGCCCGGTCTGGTCGCCCTTGGTGCCGGTGACGGTCCCCTTTTCAGAAATGGAGAATTGAGCCAAGAGGTCGCCGCGAGCTGATCCATAGGGAGAGACGCACACGGCGGTGTGGCACTTCTCGTTGAGGTAGATGTCTCCACGCTGGGCGGACTTGACGCCCATCTTACGCCAGCCGAATAGGCCCGTCTTGAGCAGCTGCTCCCGCATGTTTCCGGTATACGAGGCTCCGAAGGTATTGACGCCGACCGCGCGGAGGGCGGTCACTACGGCCGAGGAACAGTCGCGATCGCCACCGGCAATAGTGACGGTGGTGCCGTCGGACAGACAAATCGTCTCGGTCGTTCCGTCCCCCATGCGGTTGGCCTGCGAGTATCCGTGACCGCCGCCCCCATCATGGGAGACGAGGTGTTCCATGACCTGCGCGAAGGCCTCGCGCTGTGTGATGGCCATGGCCTACTCAACCGCCTTGGCGTCATATGCGGCATGGGGCTCGCTGTACGACATGGCACGCTTCGAGTCCGACGCGCCCTTGGTGGTCGGATCGACGATCACGCCGAAGCCGGCGAGAACGGTCAGGATAATTCCGACGAGCTGGATGAGCGACCCCTGGGAGATAGGCGCCACGACTCCGAGGATTCCGAGCACCTGATAGGCTGCGCTGATTACGGTGGCGGCCAATGCCGCGAGCGTCTGCTTATTCTTGAAGCGAAGGGCCCAGTTGATTTTCATTTTTCAGCTCCTAATCTGACCCGCCGATACCGTGATGCAGGTCGTAATTCTTCTCGACGCGGTCGAGCCGGTTGAACAAGGTGATGACCTGTTGCTCGACTTTCGTGAGGCGCTCGCCGTGGTCGTCGAGCTTGCGGTTGATCTCCTTGACGCCGTCCTTGATCTCGCTCGTGTCGCCGCAAAGGCTGTCGAGCTTGTCTTCGGTCCGCTGCTCCTTGGCAGACGATGTTTTGGATACGGAGACGCGCCCGATGAAGAACGTGACAATCACAACGGCGGCCGAGAGGACCGACGTTGCCTCCCCGATGCTCAGCGCCGGCACCCTAAGCCTCCTCCGCGTACTCTTCTCCGACGATCTCCTCATATTCGTCGCATGTGATCCACTTGCAGGCCACGGCTCGATGCACCATGGCCTTGGTCCAGAGGCCGCGCTCGTAGTAGCGCCTCACCTTGTCATAGTTCTTCGAGTGCGCCGCCGTTGTTGCAGCCTTGACGCGTCCCGCCATTACTGTTCACCCCCGACCGTCATCATCAGGTAGTCGATGTTTGCCGTGTTGGTCTCGGTTTGGCTGGGCTCGGCGACCTTCTCGCGCATCTGCTCAAGCAGCTTGTCCACGTCCGGGGCCTCACCCTTTCCGTAGGCGGCGACGGCCGCGGTGTAGGCGAGCTTTCGCGCCTTCCGCTCAACGTACTCGTCATCGTCGATAACGCCCGCGTCGTGCGCCGCGTCGGGGTCGCCAATCTGCGACAGCAGATCGCGCAGGGCGTTGACCTCGGCCATGGTGCCGTCTTGAAGCTCGTTGGGGCGCGGCATGTCTTCCTCAGTGTCCATGCGGACTCCTTTCTTGTCGGGGAATGTGTCGCCATCGTATTAGCGCCGTGAGATTGCCGGGCCGCTTTGATGGGCGCAAAGAAAGAAGGCGCGCCGCAGCACGCCTTCGATGCTTCTGTTATTTCGCAGCCGCTTCGCTTAGGCCGCTGCTTTGAGTTGCCGGTTCTCCGCTATTGCGAGGGCTTGCTTCCGCTTGAATCGTCCCTCGGGTTGGCCTGCATTGAGCACCCCCCCCCTCCCGCGCGAGATTTTCGAACAGGCTGCGGTACAGCGCGTCCATGGCCAAAACGCTGCGGTGCGCGTCCAGCCGCTTCATGCCGCCGCGCCAGCTCTGGTAGCTCTGCTCCACCTGCTCGGGGGTCATGACGCCATCGGCGACCATGCGGGCCATCTTCTTGAGCTTGCGGCGCTCCCGCGTTATGGAGTCTCGGCACGGCTTCACGACTATGCGGCCCGTCTCCGTGTAGAAGATGCGCTTCTTCAGCCACGTGAAGCCGCGCGTGAGCTTCACCACGCGGGTCTTGCGCGGGTTCAGCTCTATACCCAGCTCGGCGCACTTGCGCCCTATCAGCAGCAGGCACACCTGGAGGTATTCCTTGCTCTCGTGGATCAGGTAGAAGTCGTCCATATAGCGCCCGTAGGCCTCGGGGCGCAGCATCTCGGTCACGTAGTGGTCGATGCGGTTGGGGTGGGCCACCGCGCATATCTGGTTCGGCTCGCTGCCCAGACCCAGGCCCACCTCGCCCTGTGCGTCTATCAGGCGGTGCTCGAGGGCGACCACGCGCGGATCGAGCAGTGCGTCGGACACCTGCCGCTTGACGGGTTCGTGGGCTATGCGGGCGAAGTAATCTGAGAAGTCGCCCAAAAGGATGTATCCCTCGCGCCTGTGCCGCCGCCAGTGGTCGGCCAGGTGGCGCTTGAGCAGCTTCAGGGCGTAGTCGGTGCCGCGCCCCTTGATGTTGGCGGAGTTGGCCGTTATGAGCGTCGGGACTATCGCGGGTACGAGGGCGTTCTGAGAAAGCGACTTCTGAATCACTCGCTCTGGGAAGTGCACGGCGCTGATGTGGCGCAGCTTGCCGCGCTCCCACAGGTCGAAGCGGATGAAGCCCCGGCATATGTCGCGGCCCTCCAGAAGGTCGTTCCTCGATTTGACCGCGTTTCGCAGGTAGTCCTTCATATAACGCTGCGTGGATGCCTTCCACATCACGCCGCGCGCGGCCTGCTTCGATGCCTTGCACAGGCTGTTGAGGTCGGCCACGGTCTCAAGCGTGCACGCCTTGACGCGCTCGGCCTTGGCCTGCGCGCGCTTCTCCTCGCGGCGCTTGCGGCGCGCCGCCCGCCTTTGCTCGGAGTTCACAGGAGGCACCCCGCGCGGCTTGCAATGTGGCTCTGGCAGCCGCTTGAGGTATGGCCATGAAACGCGGCGAAGCCACAGAGCGCCGCGCCATGCAAGCAGCGTCCGGCCACCCTCGCGGGGTGCGTATTTACGGGCGCATGCCCGACGGTCGCGCCTTCCTTCCTCTTCGCGCTCTGCTTTCGGCTCTGGGGCCTACTCGGTCTGGCAATAAGGGAATCCGGGGCGGGGGCGAACCCAGACGTTCGTCGCCGAGTTGTAGTTGGCATTGCCGTTGTTGTTGACATAGCACACGTTGGACGCGGAGCCCGACGCAACGGAACGCAGCCACCAATTGTACCGATAAACAAGGCGCGACCGCCGTCCATTATAGCGAACGCAGGCGCTCTAGCTCGGCCTCGGCCTCGGCTATGCGCTCCTCGGTGGACTTCTTACCGGTGACGCGCACGTTCTTGCGCGCGCCCTTCAGCAGCTTGATCTCCTCCTCGACCATGGCCGCCAGCTCCTCGAAGCGGTTGGCGTTCACGGGCAGGCCGATATCCATGAGGCACTGCATGTCCAGCATAAGCTGCTCGCAGTCCGCTATGGCCAGCGTCAGGTAGCGTTTCCTCTCCAGCGCGTTGAACGAGGTGTTGGGGTAGAAGCAGTCGGCGCGGTTGACGTTGTACACGATGCTGCGCGCCGTCTCCACGGTCGGCACCGCGTTCAGCAGCCTGTAGGCCTTGGGCACTACCGAGGAGGACGCCATCAACTTGTTGACCTCCACGCGGATGGCGATGGCCTGCGTGAAGAACTTGTACTCGGAAACCTCGCGGTTTCGCTGGTAGACGCCGCTCATGGCACCTCCTGGGAATCGTGGCGAAAAAAACGGCCCGCTGCGCGGGCAGGAGGCGACCGCGCAAGGCGGTCGCCTAGAAGCAGAGTATAGAGCACTCGGCTGGCTAGCCGACGAGGAAGCCGGGGCGGGGGCGAACCCAGACGTACGTCGCGGAGTCGCAGTCGGCAGCGCCGTTGCCGTTGACGTAGCACACGCTGGACGACGAGCCACCCACGACGGAACGCAGCCACCAGGCGCACCGATTTCCGTTGACTCGGTGAGCGGTGTCGCGGAACAGGTCCCACTGGCAGTCGAAGCCGACGCTGTAGCCCTTCGTCCCCCACACGGGGCAGCCGTACACCTCCATCTCCGACAGCGAGAACACCTTGCCGATATCCTGCCAGCTCCACGAGTTGGAGTCGTTGAGCGCGCCGCTTGCGCTGTAACGCTCCTCCAGCAGGACGCGCTGGGTCAGCAGGTACTTGGTCAGCCCCTCGGGCAGGCAGGCCTCGAAGGCCGTCTCCCACGCCTTGAGGTTGCTGTTGGGGTAGGGGCATTTCTGGTCGGCGGTGCCCTGGTTCGTGTTGGTGGTGTTCCACTTCAGGAAGCTGTCGTTGGCAACGCCGGTCACGGTCTTGGCCACGGCGATGGGCGCGGAGGCCACGAACGCGATATGGTGTCCCTTGCTGTTGTCGCCGCAGTAAAGGTACGGGTCGATGTGGGCAAGCAGGAACCGCACAGATTGCTGTGTGGTGACGGCGGATGCGCTCACGAGGGGCACGTCCAGGTAGTCGCCCACGCGCAGGCCCGCGAAGTTCGCGGCGGCGATGCGCTTATGCAGCGCGTCGTACACGCTGCCTCTGCCGATCTCTCCCGCCAGGATGGTGGCGATGTTCTGCCCGCCGTACTTGCCGATTTGGCCCTGGCGGTTGTACTCGGCGTTGTTGAGCGCCGTCTGCGCGTTGCTGCGCGCGGTATCGTCGATGACGTTGAGCGGCTGGCCGCCTACGACCAGCGTCTTTGCATTTGCCATTTATCCTCCTTAGGAAAGGGTTACCGTGCTGCCCGATACCGAGCACGTGCTGCCGAACGTCACCGTGTCCCCGGATACCGACGCCTTGCCGGCAGGGCAGTAGACCGTGCCGTCCATGTAGATGAACTTGTCTGTCGCGTCGGCGAGCATCGTCGCGAGCTGGCCGTTCTGGCGGCGCAGCTCGGCGATGTCGGACTCGCCGGCGGCGCCCTGCGCCGCCGCGTTCGCGATCTGCAATGCCGCGCTTGCCGCCGCATCGGCCCTCGACGCCGCACCGCTAGCGGCGGATGCCGCATCGAACGCGGATTGACCGAGCCGAGATAGCTCAGTGCTCCACTTCCTGTAGAGCTCGTCGAGCTCCTGGTCGTAGCTGACGGCAGGCCCTGTTGTCCCGTCCACATTTCCCAGAATGACGAGCGCGAAGTCCTCGGTAGTCTCGGAGGCCCCGTTGGCGTAGAACTCGAAGTAGGCCAGGCGGCATTTGCCGGTGCCGTTGACGGCCTCCGGCGCCAGCGTGGCGCTCACCGAGGCCGTGCCCACGGTCGCCGAGCAGCGCGCCCACGTGCCGTCGGCGTGGAGCACGCACAGGCGCGCGAGCTGGCACGTCGGGGTGTACGTCGCGCCGTCCACGGTGAGCGACGCCGTTATCTTCTGGGTCTGCGTCTCGCCCCTGCGCACGGTGACGCGCTGCGGGACTGTGCCCGGGCGCTTGCGCATGTCGAGCGCTATCCCGTGGTTGATCATTCCTTGGCCTCCAACGCCTTGAGGACGGCGAGTGCGGCCTTGAAGGCCTCGACCGGGTCGACGGCCTTGGCCCCCTCCTCCGTCTCGTCCGCCATGGCCGGCTGCGGGTCGACGATGGCCGAGAGCGCGTCGAACACGGCGACCGTGGCGGCGGTGCGCTCATCGACGTACCCGGCGGTCGCCAGTGGGATGCCGTTGACCGTGGGGTCGGGCTTGCGGACGTCTGCGGCCTTGACGACCTCGCGCGTGCCGTCGTCGTACTGGGCGACGAACACGAGGCCGGCGTCCTCGGCGCTCTGGAGCACCTCCGGGTCGTACTCCGTCAGGCACTGTTCGTTGTTTCCGATGATGTCGTGGACGGCATAGCCCACGACGATCTTCTTGCTTGCTTCCATTCCTTCTTGTCCTTTCATCTCTTATCCGCTCCACCCGGACGGCATGGCCGACACGCCGATCAGCAGGCCGTTCCTGAACTCGAGCACCGACGATGTCTGGGACTGGTCGTTGAAATATTTCTTGCCGTTCTCCGTGTAAAGCGGGTGGTATGCCGCTCCGACCTTGGTCGTCAGGCCTGACCACGTCGTGACGCTCGTGTCGGCGCTGCCGCTCACGCTGAGCCTCGGGGTCGAGACTCGCACGACGCCCTGTCCCTGCAGTTGCAGTCCGTGGTAGATAATCGACGGATTGTCGATGTCATGTGACGTTGAGGAGCATTCGATGTATCCGTACTGCGTGCCGTCCTTGAACCCAGCCAGCTTCCCGCTCGAGTCGAGTTCCATGGCGTACCCGCTGCTGCGGTTTCCACCGGTGAAGCTTCCGGTCGCCGTGATGTTCTTCGCCGTCATGTAGTTGGTCGTCAGCACGCCTTCCTTGAGGTTCCACGAGTTGCGCCCCTTTGCGTCCGCGAGAGTCCCGGTTGCGATGTATGTCGCGTTGACGTAGACCCTGTTGTTGCTCATGTAGAGCCCCTGGTCTGCGCCGCCGTTCGTCAGGCGGTCGAAGATGGCCTTCTGGTCCATCTGCTCGTCGTAGGCGCTCAGGATGCCGTCGGCGTAGTCCGATGCGTTCTGCTGCTCGATGGCGTGGCGGGCTCTGGTGGCCGCCTCGGCGTAGTCCTTCACGGCGGTCGAGTAGGCTCCGAATGCGGCGTCGTACTCGTACATCGCCGCCTTGAGCTCCTCGGCGGTCTTGCACTGGAGCACCTTGTCGACCTTGTCGGCGTAGGAGCCGTACGTGCCGCCCTCGTCGGTCGTGCCGAAGGCCTTGGTGTAGCGGGGGCCGAGGACGGACGAGAGGAACTGGGCGCTGAGGGCCTTGTTCGACTTCAGCGCGTTGTACTGGCTCGTGAGCTCCTCGCGCTCCTTGTCCACGTCCTGCTTGGCCTTCTTGACCGCGGCCTTCTCCGCTTCGGTCACCACACCGTCCCTTGCAAGGTCCTGCACCGTCGTGTCGAGGCCGTTGAGCGAGCCCGTCAGGTCGTGCGCGCTCTGGTAGGCCTTGTTGTACGCGGCCTCCAGCACCGGCGCCGTGTGGGTCACGGAGCCATCGCCGTAGGTGACGCGCTCCATCGACCAGATAAAGTATCCGTTCGCCCATTGCGGTATGTCCTCGGACCATCCCAGCTCTGGGTTCTGCACATTAATCGGTGGCACGCTATCCGACTGGTTCCTCGCGTAGAGCTTCACCGTGGATTTGACCACGTTGTTCGTCGTCGCGATGTCCTTGCCGTCGAGCTTGGCGCCGGGGCCTAGATAGACCTCGCTCTCGTCGAGGTTCCAGTAGTTCTTGCCGCTCCTGTCCTGGATGGTGCCGGCCTTGATCAGGTCGCCCATGAGCGTGCCGACCGTGATGAGGTCGGCAGTGAAGCCCGCGCCGGTGCCGAAGGTGCGCCAGTCCCACGAGCCGTCGGCCTTGCAGCCGGAGGCGATGCGGAAGCCCTGCGAGCACAACTGCATGGCGCTGCCCTTGCCCGTGGTCGAGCGGCCGTTTGCGTCCATGGGCACGGATGCGTAGATTGTCCCCTGCTCGAAGCTGGTGAAGGTGTAGCTGCTGCCGGACATGTTGAACTGTGTGTTCATCGCGTCCATGACCTGCTGGAGGTACGACGGCGGCGTGGAAGCCGCCACGTCCCAGCTGGACGAGCGCTTGGACAGGCTCGACAGCTTCTGCTGCTGCGCCAGCCACATGTCCGTCATGGTCTCGGTGATGTTTCCGAGCGTCACGCGCATGGAGCCGCCAAGCTCGTCACTGACGAGCTTGGTCACGCGACCCTCGCAGCGCAGCGCCGGGCTGAAGCACGTGTCGACGATCTGGACGTCGTCGCCCACGGCGACGCCCTCCCAATCTCGCCCGAACTGCATGAGGTCGACGGCATCGGCCTCGTAGGTCATTCCCGGCTCCTTGCGGGAGTCGAAGTATGCGCGGGTCTCGGCGAGCAGGGTCGCCGCGTCCTCGCAATTTGGATTTTCATATTGCCCGAACACGTGGGCGTGCCCGCCCATGCCGTCGGGTCGCCCGTACAGCTTGAGCGCGGTCGCGTCCTCCACGTAGTTCTTGCCGTTGTTGATGTCGCCGAAGGTCAGCTTGCGGCCGTATCCGCCGGTATCCGTCTCGATTCCCTTGCCGTAGCCGTAGCAGGCGGTTATCGCGCCGTAGTGCTCGGTGCGCGAGACGGACGTGAGGTCCTTGGTGTAGGTGAATCGGCGGTGACCGCCCTTCGCGCCGCGATGCGAGCGGATGCCCACCCTGCGAGAGGCCACCCTGCCGCCGGATACGGTGATTTCAGTCTCAAGCTCGCCGCCGCATTTCAAGATTGACTGGAGCGCCTCGCGCGCCGAGGTGTGGTAGAAGGTCAGGCCCTTGTCGACGGTGCCGGTCTGGTCGACCGTTCCGGCGGTCCAGCGGGTCGGCCCAAGGCAGACATTCAGCGCCTGCAAGAAGCCGTAGCCGTAGGGGCGCTTGTCCTCGATATAGTCGCCGTACGTCTCGCAGATTGAGTTGATCGCCGTGTCCGTGTAGACCGTATCGCCTCCGGCGTGGAGGCCCTTGGGGTCTTGGCAGACGTGCTCGTGGACCTTGCCGAGGCGGTCGGCCCACACGAGGCGGTAGCCCTGCTTGAGCGCGAAGGTCGTGACGATGTCCACGCTGTCCTCGCCGTTGAGCTCGTCGGTATGGGTGAGGGAGAGCAGCTCCTCGGGGCCGATTGTCGATACGTAGGCGTCCTGCCACGTGTACACGTCAATTCGCACCTAGAGCCACCTCTCCTCCCATTCGAGCGTCGCGGAGCCGCCGCTCGTCTTGATCTGCTGCACGCCGTCGAGCGAGAAGAAGTCGCTCGCGACGGTCACGGGCCAGTCCGCGCCGTTGACTGTGCAGCGCTCGGCGCGCATGTCCAGCACGACGGTCTGTGCGCCCGTGAACGACGCCTCGACGCGGACGAACCGCCCGGTCGAGACGTTGGTGATTGTCCAGCTCGAGCCTGCCGGGGGCCTGCACGTGACCGTAGGGTAGGCCCTGTAGTTGCCCCCGGCGGCGACGGCGCGCTGGGATGCCGACACCTGCTCGTAGCGCCGCTGCCCGTAGGCGGCGGGGTCTGCACAGTAGAACCCGAGCGTGAGATTCGGCATGTGCGCGTTGCGCCCCTGCTCCGCCCCTCCCCTGTAGCGCGCGAGCATGTAGCGCTCGGGGGCGTCATCGAGCACGAGGGCCTTCTCGCCGCCGGACAGCGCCGAGGCGAGCACGGCCCTTGCCTCGGCGACCTCGTCGAGGGAGCCGCCGACGATGTTGCAGTCGACCGCTATCTCGACGGGCTCGAGGCCCGTAGCGCGGACGTGTGTGCCGTCCATGCCGGGGACCTCGGTCTCATCGAGCCGCACCTTGGGGACAATCGGTCTCGTGACCTTGGTCACCAGCAGGTACGGCGTGAGGTCGATTCCGCCGAATATCATGCGAACCCCCTTGCGGCGAGCGTGTGCCTGCCGCGCATCGCGATGGCGGAGGAGACGCGCTCCGAGTCGATGTACAGGTTCCCGTCCTTGTCCCGGATCTGCTCGAGGACAGACAGGATGCCGGCGAGGGCGTCGTCTGAATCCTCCTCGGGACGCGCAGGCGTGTATACCGCGGACGGAGCGACGGTCAGGCCCGTCGAGAGCATCCCCTGCGCGGTGTCCATGGCGCCGCTGATGGCGGAGACCACGGTGCCGGTGCCGGAGCCGATGCCCTGCGCCCAGCCCTGCATGAGGGCCTTGCCCGAGAAGGTCGTGTAGCCGTGCCCGGAGAAGGGGCCGACCTTTGCCGGCGAGAACGGGAAGAAGGAGCGGATTCTTGAGACTGCGCCGGAGACCGCCGAGGTCACCGAGCCGATAGCGGACATGATGCCGTCCTTCAGGCCGTTGAGTATCGACTTGCCGGAGTTGAAGAGCCAGTTGCGCGCACCCGAGAAGAACCCGGTGATCTTGCCCTTGATGCTCGTGACGGTCCTGTAGACGGAGTTGATTCCGTTGGACGCCGCGCTCTTGATGCCCTCCCAGATGGACGAGCAGGCGCTCTTGATGCTCCCCCACATGCTCGACCACGTGGAGCTGATGCTGTTGAGCACGGAGCCGATGACGCCGTTGACCTGATTTATCGCCGAGTTGACGGCGAACTTGATGCGTCCCCAGACCACCTCGGCGAAGTCGCGGACGGTGTCCCACACGCTTGACCAAATCGAGCTGATTCCGTCGAGCGTGGACGTTATCACGGACTCGACGACCCCGATGGCCGCCCGCACGGCGAACTCAATCTGAGACCAGACGAGCTCGGCTACCGACTTGATGGTGTTCCAGACCGTATCCCAGTCTCCGCTTATCGCGGCGGTGACCGTGGAGATGACCGTCTGCACCACGGCCATCGCGACCTGTACGGCAGTGGAGATTGCGTCCATCACGCCGGTCAGGACAGCGGAGATCACGGGCCAGACGGCATTCCAGACGGCGGAGATGATGCCCATCGCCACCTGAATCGCGCCCTGGATGAGCGGCATCGCAGCCAGCACCGCCGACAGCACGGACTGCACGGCGGGCATGGCGATGGCGACGAGCTGCGAGACGGTCGTCATCACGTCAGCGATGACGGTGACCAGGAAGCCGATGACCGGCGACAGCGCCTGCACGATGCCGAGCACCACCTGTATGCCGGTTGAGAGCACCGGCAGCACGGCCTGCGCGATGTTGAGCAGCGCCGTGCCGATTGGCGCGATGAGCGGCGCGATGAACCCGATTGCCGCCTTGATGCCGTTACCGACGGACGTGGCCACGCCAAGGATGGCCTGAAGCGCCGAGCAGATCTGCGAGGAGTCCACCTTCGGCAGCTTGATCCCGATGCCGGCGAGCGCCCCGACGGCGATGTTCCACGCCGTGGCGAGCGCCTCGGACACGATGGGTGTGAGCACCGACGCGATGCCGGAGAGCGCCGCGGGGAGCGCATTGATGATGCCCTGCCCGATCTGGGCGACGCGCGGCGCGATGTTCTTGGCGACCGCGCCGACGGACGTGAGCAGCTGCTCGGTGAGCTGCGAGAAGTCCGCGTCGTCTCGGCCAAGGCCGGTGAGGAAGTTCTCCCATGATGCCTTGGCCATGCCGATGGAGCCGGAGATGGTCGTCGCGGCCTCCTTGGAGGTCGTGCCGGTGATGCCCATCTCGGACTGCACGGTGTGGATGGCCTCGACCACGTCGGCGTAGCTGTCGATGGTGAGGTCGGCGGTCTTGCCCTGCGCCGCGCGCAGCTTGTTGGCGTCCGCGATGAGTCGCTCCATCTCGGACTTCGTGCCGCCGTAGCCCAGCTTCAGGTTGTCCAGCATCGTGTAGTTTTGCTTGGCAAAACCTTGGTAGGCGTTCTGGACGTCGGCCATGTCCGAGCCCATCTTGTTGACGTTGTCCGCCATGTCGCCCATCGCTGTGTTGGCGGACTCGGCGGCCTTCGCCACGTCGCCGCCGCACGAGCTCACGAGCGATGCGGCGAAGCTGGTCGCCTGGGTCATGTATTGGTTTGCGCTCATGCCGCACGTCTTGTACGCATCCGCGGCGTATCCCTGCAGTTTGCCGGACGCGGAGCCGAAGAGCGTATCGACGCCGCCGACCAGCTGCTCGTAGTCGGCGTATGCGGATACCGCAGCGCCGCCGATTGCGGTCACCGCCGTGGTGAGCGCGCCCATGCCAGCCGCGGCGACGGTGCCCACGCCCCTTGCGACGGTGCCGAGCCCGTTCAGCAGCCCGCCCGAGCGCTTGACCCCGCCGTCCACGCCGGAGGTCATCGAGTCGCCGAATGACTTTCCGGCCTTGGAGCCCGTGTCGCCGAACTCCGAGCAGATGCTGCCGGCGAAGCCCTTCATGGACGGCATGAGCGTGATGCATGCCGAGCCTACGCTAGTCGCCATCCCGTCCTCCTAATCCTAGAATCTCGTCGATTTCCGCCCTGTTCGCGAGGGCGTTGCGCTGGTGCCTCTTGAGCTCCGCGAGCTGCCCGGGCGTCTTGAGCGGCTGCGGCTCCTGCGGCGGCCGGTGCTTCTTGTCGCTCAGTCCCCAAGCGAGGCTCCTGAGCTGGTGCTCGATGCGCCAGAGCATGTACGTCTCCTCGCTCCATTTGAGCTCCGGGTACATGCGGCGCGCGCACCTCGACTCCTTCGGCAGCTGCTCCCACAGGAGGGCGGCGCGCCGGAGGTCGTCCGGTCCGCCCTCGAGCGGGAGGTCGATGCCGTAGTACTGGCGGAAGTCCGCTACGACTTCTGCGCGGTGCCCTTCGAGCTCGAGGACGAATCCTGGGAGTTTTTTGCCTTCGCCGCCTCGAATGCGGCCTGCATGAGCACGCCGGTGAACTCGACGGAGCCGCCCAGGCGCTCCATGTACTCCTCGTCATGTCCGGCAAACACGCGCTCGAATGCATCGAACATGCCGGCGGGCTCGGTCTCGCTCTTGGCGAACTGCTTGTTGGTCTTGTAGGAGGTGAGCTCGTCGTAGTCAGCGGTGAACTCCCCCTCGATGCCCGGGATGGTGAATGTGAGCTCGGTCATTACTTGTCCTCCGCGGTCTCGGCGGCCTTGGCGGCAGCGGTCTCAGTGGACTGGATGTAGTCGTAGCAGGTGTTGCCGGCATCGTCCGTGAGGTACTTGACCGTGAGGGCGCGCGCGGCGAGCTCGCCGACGGCGAGGGTGAGGTCGTCCAGCTCGGAGGACTGGGCGTTGGGGACGACCTTGCGCCAGCGTCGTCCGTCCTTGAGCACGAGCTCGAGCACGGCCGGCCACGTCTCGTCGGAGTTGCCGTTGTGCTTGACCGTGATCATGCCCTCCTCGTCCTTGACGTTGTCGGAGCCGTACATGACCTTGAGGGTGGCGGCCTTGATCTCGGCGAGCGTGAGCTGTGCGCTCTCGACACGGGAGGTCTGCGGCGAGGCCATGAGGTCGCCGTTCATGTCCTTGATGTCCTCGGAGTCGGTGTCGAGCGTCTCGACGTAGCCGTCCTCGCTGATGTAGCCGAGGCATTTCCACGCAGCGGGCAGCGCGGTCTTGTAGTCGGTCGGCAGCGCCGTTCCGGCGGGCGCGGTGAAGATGTAACCGCCCTTTACTCCCTTGGCGCTGGAGACGTTGGCGACGTTGTTTTTGTTGCTTTCTGCCATGATTGCTCCTTATTCGCAGATGGTCAGGTTGATGTTCGTCTGGTATCTGGGAGCCCCCGTGTCGGGGTCGTCCCATCGGTACGTGCCGTCGGGAACGGCCGAGAACACGTTCGGCTCGTCCTCGATGGCGGCGCACGCCCGCTCGACGGCCTCCGCTATCTCGCGTGCACGCCTGCGGGTCTTCGCCCACGACGTGGCGAGCACTCGCGGGGACTGGATGAACCTCGTGGCGCCCGTGGCGGCGAGGGTGACCTGGACGAACTCATCGGGTCTCTCGCGCGGCACGTCGGGCACGCACTTGATGCCGGTCGCGTGCATGAGGCGCTCGGCCACCACCCTCTCGATGTCCATCAGTCACCTCCGAAGATAGCCTGCAAGCGGTTGTGCCTGCGCTCGCTTGCGCGCGCGTGCTTGCTCGCCGCGTATATGAGCCGGCCCTTCGCGAGCTTTCCGCCGATTGTCTCGGCCCCGTAGCCGTCCCCGCCGTACTTCTGCGGCAGCGATGCGTTGGCGGACGCGACCACGGCGTCGGCCCTCTGGTCGAGCATGCCCTGCACGCCCCCGCCGTTCATGACCTCGGCGTATCCGCCGCGGTTCCACTTGAAGTTCTTGAACTTGACCTCGCACTTCGCCTTAGCCATCGGTTCGGGTCACCTCGCAGGTGAGGTCCCAGGGGCCGGGCGTGTTGGCCGCGGTGTATCGCTTGGGGTCGCCGACAACCTTGTAGTCGGTGCCTCGCACCGTGACCGTCACGTCCTTCAGGGACACGTCCGCGCCCTTCGGGAAGCACAGCGTGTAGGCGACCGTCGCGCCGTTGGGGCGCGTCGAGTCGAGGTCGGCGGTCGCGCCGGGGCACACCACGACGTTGTCGACTGCCGTCTCGGTCACCGTCTCGCCGGTGGGCTCGCCCAGCTCGTCGAACGACTGGGCCGCATTGCGCACGGTCACGGTCTCTCCTGATATGAGGCACATCATTCGGTCACCCCTCCCCTCTCCAGCGGCGTGAGCGCCCCGAGCGCCTGACCGGTGAGGCCGAGGCGCCTGAGGTCGCTCTTGCCTAGGTACATCTCGCCGAGCGCCGAGCCGTAGGTCACCGATGCCGTGTATCCGCCCGCCCCCTGGCTGTACTGAGTTGCCCCCGCCATCGCGGCGGGTGCCGAGAGCACGCGGTTGACGAGCAGGCAGCACACGGCGGGGGCGGCGCGGTCGAACGCCGGACACGCCCCCTCGGTGTACTCGCCGATTCGGTCCTCGAATGCCGCGAGCATCAGGTCGGATGCGTCCTGCAGCAGCACCTCGGTGCGCGCCGAGTCCGCGGGCTCGCCGTAGCGGGCCTTGTAGTCGTCCACGCTGGCGAGCGCGGCCATGGCTACTCGGCCTCCATGATCCCGGCGTCGACGAGGGCCTGCACGACCTTCGCGACGGTCGGGCTGGCGCCGGGGTTGGCGACCTTCTTTGGCACGACGAGCGGCTCGCCGTCGGGCGAGACGAGCGCCACGTGCTGCGGGAGGATGCTGGACGCCTTGCCCACGTCCTCCACGATGAATTTCTGGACTAGCTGAGCCATCTCGGTACCCCCTAGGCGCTCTTGAGGACGGCGAAGGCCTTCGGGTCGAGTACCGCGTATGCCAGGACGGCCTCGGTGCGGTAGGCGATCTGGTTGTAGCCCTTCAGGTCCTGACCGGTGTTGTCGGGGTCGCCGTACTCGATGACCTCGGCGGTGATGTCGCGGACCATGCCCCACTTGATTGCGGAGAAGTCGCCCATGATCGCGGAGACCTTGGTCGGGGTCTTGGCGAGACGGCCGTTCACGGTGCCGGACACGGAGGCGGGGATGCCGTCGAGGTTGCCCACGTTGAGGGAAAGCGGCACCTCGGGGTACAGGCGCTGCCCGGTGGCGGGCACGCGCAGCTTGCGCAGCTCGGAGGCGAACTGGCGGCTCATGGCGATGCCGTTGATGCCGTAGTCGAGCAGGGCGTCGGAGAGGGAGTCGATGTCGTCGACCGGGGAGTCGGTCTTGGCGACGCTGTGGACGTCCTTGTCAGCGGTCAGGGCGGTGTAGCCCGTGAGGCCGAGGCCGGTCTTGGGGTTGATGGCGTGGTAGACGATGTAGTCGAGCGCGCGGCCCGCGGCGGCGGTCTGGTCGGCGATGATGTTGGAGATGATCTCCAGCTGGTTGTCCTCGTCGGCCCACTTCAGCTCGTCGGAGACGCGCGTGGTCGTGACGATCTTGGCGCGCTTTGCGACCACGGGGTCGGTGGAGATCTCGGAGCCGGACTTCTTGCCGCCCTCGGCGACGACCTCGGCCTCTGCGGTCGGGTTGAACACGAGGTAGGTCGTGTCCGCGAACTTCTGCGGGGTGCTGGGGCTCAGCGTGGCGATGGTGGAGGTGTCCTTCACCTTGCCGATGATGGTGGATACCACGCTGGACGGCAGCTTGATTTTCTGGGTGTCGTTTGCAGCCATTTCTGTGCCTTTCTTCGGGTTTGGCTTACTTCAGGAGGCGCTTGGCGAAGTCTCGCAGCGCCTCGTCCCCGCCCTTGCCGCCCTTGTCGAAGCTGCCGGGCTTCTCCACTCGCGGCGCGGGCTTTGTCTTGAATGCGGCGAGCATCTTGTCGCACCATGCGGCCATGCTCTCCTCGTCCTCGCCGACGATGAGCTCGGCGGGGACTCCCTTCTCCTGCGCGACCTTGGCGGCGGTCTTGGCTCGTGCCTCGGCCTTCTCCTTGGCGTCGAGTCGCTTCTCGAGCTCCGCGACCTTCTCGTCGGCGGTCTTCTTCGCCTGGTTGGCCTCGTCGAGTGCGCTTGCCGCGCTCTTGTTGGCCTTGGCCTGCTTCTCCCACTTGCGGGAGTGCGCCTTCTCGGCCTCGTAGAGCGCCTTGTAGTCGGGCTCCTCGCCCCCGGTCGGCTCCGTACCGCCCGTGGGCTCCGTGTTGGTCTCTGCTGCCATGTCGCGTCCTTTCCCGGACCGTGCGGCCCGTCGGGCCAGCCGTGCGGCCGAGCCCCTTAGATGTGCGTTTCGGGCCGTGCGGCCCTGTCGCGCGGCAGTGTCCTACGGGCGTGAGATTTGGCCTGTTTGGCGTTTTTCGGCATGAAAAAAGCCGCCCGTGGGCGGCCATGCGGTATGATGGGGTTAGGCGGAAGCTGTTTGACTCACCTATTGAGACATGCAGCTCCCGCCTATTTTTTTATCGTTTGGAGCGACCCGTCGTGCCCCAGCATCCGCACCTCAGAGATTCCGTACCTCTTCATGTACTTGCGTATCCACGCTTCGGCTTGGCTGTCGGTGACCGACTTGTTCTCGCTGACGTCGAAGACGGCGAACCGCACCCCGCTCTTGTTGGCCACGGACTTCATGTGCGACTTGAACGTGTTCTCCGATTTCGACGTGTACACGGTCTTGATTTCGATGCCTGTGGACAGGTCGGCGCGGCTTACGGTCGTTTTTCCCTGCGCGTTCTCGCTCTTCAGGTGCACCTCGTCTTCCCAGAACTCAGTCTTGTAGCCCAGAGTCGCTAACTTCTCTGCGGTTCTCCTCTCTCCGGGGTCTACCCTCCACCTCTTTACCTTGTCGCGCCTCACCGCATCGTCCGTGAACGTTATGCCCTTATGCTCGCCGCCGGCGTACCAGGACGGGTCGCGTAGCTCTATCTCGGATGCGACGCGGTTGTTGAGGTAGGCGGTGTACGCCTTCCCCTCCTTGTTGCCGTGGCGCCTCACGAGCGCTTCACGTTCGTCCTCCGGCATTGCGTACCAGTCGGAGGCGATGCCGTCGCGGCCTCCGAGCGCGGCCAGGCAGTCGTTATACCTCTCGTACATCCCGTCAGGGTCGTATCCCTTGACTGTGGTCACCCCGTCGAAGCCGGGAACGATTCGGCAGTCGCAGTGCGCGTGCGAGTGCTCCGCCGCCGCCTCGGTCTTGGCGTAGAAACCGAACGACGCGAGCATGAGGCAGAACCCGCACGTCTCGCCACGGGGAACGCGGGCGTACCACGGCTTCGCCGGGTCTTTGCGCGCGTTGTGGGCGACGCACCTGTTGGCGGCGCGCCTGATCTCCTCGTCGACCCTCGTGACGCACCGCGAGACAAAGACCTCGGGGGCGCCCTCGACGACCTTGCCGATGAAATATCTAACCGCGCCGAGCGTGGCGTCCGGGTCTCGCATGGACTCGGCGACCGCCCGATACTTCCCGGGGAAGCCCTGCGACGCCCTGACCGCGTCGTAGTATTCTGCGGCCCTCGCGGCGGCGCACGTGTCGGCGTAGTACCCGAGCACCGCCTCGATCGTCTCGTAGGCCCTCTCGCGGAGAGAGGCGACATCGCCGCCACCTCCGCGCTCCCAGCTCGACAGCAGGGACTCGAGCGCCGGCCTCACCTTCGCCTGGGCGTCTGCCGACAGCGCGTTCACCTCATCGGTCAGCTCGTCCAGCAGGCTAGTCGGCACCGCCGCCATTCTCGCCCTCCTTCGGCTCGAACAGCGATGCGATAGCCGCGCCCGCCTGCGCCTTCTTGGCATCCGACTCGATGCGCTGGATCTGCTCGTCCGTGTAGTCGAGCATCTCGTAGGCCACCGTGGAGTTGGCGAGCTTCGGGAGCGCCTGCACCTGCTTGAGCAGCGCGTCGGACAGGCTCACCGTGGACGGGTACGCCGGGGACAGGAATCGCGGGTTGATCTCATGCCCCGCGTCGCGCTCGGTGGCGAAATCGGTGCCGTTCGCCACGGCGAGCGCCATGTAGGCCACGTTGCGCAGCGCCGTGCCGTTGTCGCGGTTGAGGTTCTTGGCGTCGATGACCAAGGGCTCCAGGGACGCGGCGATAGCGTCCGAGGAGGACGGGTTGTCGTTGGACACGCCGAAGAAGCTCACCGGCACGTTGGTCACGGCCGACATCTGGCAGGCGAGCTGGCGCAGGTACTCCGTGAGCGGTGCCATCTGGAGCTGCGCGGACTGCCAGACCGTGGGCTTGTCGCCGTCCGGGTCTTTCGTGATCTCGTTGACCGCGCCCATCGAGGCGTCGTACTTGTTGCCGTCGTTGAGCATCTTCTTGTAGGTGCCCAGTAGCCAAGTCTGCGGCAGGGTCGCGGCCTCGGCGGCGACCTCCATGCGGGCGCGCTGGCGGATCGCGTCGTCGGTGATGCTCATGACGGAGCGGCTGATGCGCGAGGTGCCGAAGGGGCGCTCGAGCGTCGCGCCGTGCGCCATCGGCTCCATGAGGCAGCGCCCCATCGAGTGCCCGCGGTACTCGGCGACCCATGAGCCGCCGCCGCGCGTGAGCACCACGAGGCTGTCGGCGGTGAGAAGGTGCACCACGGTCGGCACGCGCTCGGTGTCGCCGGGCATCTTCTTGGACTCAGCCACGACGAGTCCCGCCCTGATGGCCTTGCGAGCGTCGTCCCAGAGCGCCGCCGCCGCGGTGGCGGGGTACGCCGAGATGACCGGGTAGCCGCCGCCGTCTGTCACGGTCCAGAAGCCGCAGCAGTGCTTCAGCTCGCCGATGAGATTCTTGCGGTAGAGGCGCTCTAGCTGGTTCGACTCGCAGATGGCGCGGAGGGCCTTGCTCGTCTGCTCATCCGCGCACGTATAACCGTTGAAGATGGAGCGGTCGGCGAGTGCGTGCACGGCCTTGCGGGGCCAGTCCACGCGCGGGTTGATCTTCTTGGCGAGGCTCGCCGGCATGGCGATGCCGAGGTCCTTCACCGACACGTGCCCGAGGTAGTAGTCCTCGCGCTCGAGGTTGCTGGCTCGATGCTCGCGCCAGACGGTCATGAGCTCGCGGACGAGCGCCGCGTCGCCCGGCTCCAAGCCTGCGGCGGATGCTACCTGCCCCGCCAGTTCCATGTTCACTGCTGCCATCAGAAGCTGGCCTCCTGTTCCCTTCGCGGGTCTCGTTTCGTGGTTCTCGCCGCCCAGAGGGCGAGCGATGCGGACTCGATGGGGGCGGCGATGGAGTCGGGGCCGTCCGCGAAGCCCCATCCGTCCCTGCCTATGTCGCGCTTGAGCGACTTGCGCGCCGAGTCGTCGAGCGCCGGCGACTCGATGTGAGACAGCGTGCCCGAGTCGACCTCGTCCTTGAGCATCGACGCCGCAGCCTGCACGATTGCGGGCGTGCCCATCACGAGCGCGCACTTGCTGAAGCCGCCGTCGAGCATCCGCCGCTTGAGCGCGTCCGCTCCGGACTTGCCGTCGATGCAGGCGCACGCGATCTCATCTCGGTTGCGCAGGAGCATGTCCGAGATCGCGACCGTTCCGCCCGAAGCGCCCATCACGTCGTACAGCTCGACGTAGGACGGTCCGTCCCTGTCGGCGAGCGCCCAGGACACCGGGGCGTTGGAGCCGTCTGCGGAGAACTTCACGCCGAAGGCGAGCTTTCCGTCAGTGGGCGCTGAGTCGCGTCGGCACCCGTCCCACTTCTTGGAGGACAGGGCGTAGAGGAGCGAGCCTCCCGTCTTCGCCCACCACCCGAGGCGCTCGCGCGCGAACACGTCGGGCTGCATCTGCTCGGACTCGCCCTTGACGGCCTCGTAGTTGAGCACGGTGCCCATGGACGGGTTGTACTCGTACCAGCGGGACTCGTCGTGGACGTCGCCTATCTCGTCCGCGCCCCACTCGATCCACGCCATCTCGGACTCGCCGTCGTGCACGTCGTCGTGGAGGTCGCGGAACACCGTGCCGACGTTGTCGGGGCCTGGCGGCGTTCCGAGGTAGATGGTCTGCGGGTTGTGCATCGCGCTCGCCGAGATTGCAGGCAGGGACGCCGCCTGCTGCGTGTCCGTGAGCTCCTGCGCCTCGTCGTAGATGAGCACGTCGTAGGTCTTGCCTCGCGCCAGCGAGTTGGTGCGGGTGGTGAAGCGGATGAGGCCGCCGTTCTTGAGGCTGATGGCCTGCTGGCCGTTGGTCTTGCGCACGGCGAGCAGGAGGTCGTGCAGCTCGGTCTCGTCCTCGTCCTCGAATGGCTGGGACAGCTCCTTGAACATCTGGTCGGAGGTGTCGCCGTGCTGGCAGGTGTACAGGATCTTCTCGCCGTTGAGCGCGCCGTAGAAGCACCTCGCGCGCACGACCCAGCTCTTGCCGTTCTGGCGAGGGATTGAGATGCCGAGCGTGCGCAGCAGGTACTTGTCGCGCTCGTCGCGGGCGAGCATCGCGTCGAGCAGGTGCGGCTGCCACGGCAGCGGGTCACCGAAGTAGGCGGTCGCGAGCTCGCACGCCATCTCGCCGTCGCCGCTGAGGTCCTCCGGGACGTTCGCCTCGTATGTCGGAGTCTGCCTCGGCTCCATCAGGCACCGGCCGCCTTGGCCTTGCGCTCGCGGTCGGCGAACATCAGGCTCAGCACCTTCGCGCCCTCGCTCTGGGGACGAGCCTGCTGCACCTGGATGGGCACTGCCTTGCGCGACAGCCCGAGCAACTCGTTGAGCGCGCGTATCTCGGCGGTCGCCTGCTTGAGCACGGACACGGCGGGGTGTGGGCGCTCCATGATGGCATGCCTGCCGTTCTTTGCCTTGATAGGCTTGTAGCCGACGGGGTCGAGCACCTTCACGGACTTGCCCTTGTCCATCGCGTCCTCCGCCGCCTTCGCCACGGCGTGCCAGTAGCACAGCAACGCGAGGTTCGGCGCGTCCTCGTCGGAGAAGCGCCCCGATGCGGTGACGCTCGCCCAGATCTGCGATTGGTAGTCGTCCGATGCGACCGATTCCGGCATCTCGAGCATCCCGGCCTCCTTTCTCGTGCCCGCATTGTGCGATGCGGGTGAGATTCGCGGCCTACCCCCGCCCTGTGGTCATGTGGCGGGGGGAAATCGGCACTGAGCAGCATGGGTGTCCGTGCACCCCCGGGGAGGGGCAATGCCCCCGCCATCGGCGGCTCAGCGCCCCAAAAAGCAGTGGGGCGCAGCCGAGCAAACGACCGCGCCTCCAGTTTGGCTTTTCAGCCCCGCCTATTCAGTTGTCTCGAGCCTTCAGAACAGCCTCGTGCGCCTTATCTCGACGGGCCTCGCGTCGCCCGGCATGTGCTTGCCCTTCCTCTGGTTGCAGATGCGGTGCGCCGCGTCGAGGTTCGCGTAGTCCAGCACCGCGCCGCCCCTCGCCCTCGGCACCACGTGGTCGGCCTCGAAGCTCCACGGCGTGCCGGGCGGCAGGCTGTAGTCTATGGGCTGTCCGCATATGTGGCACGGCCTGCCCTCGGCGCGGAGCCTCGCCTTGAGCTTGCGCTCGGCGTTGCCGTTGGAGCTCCACGTCATGCCAGGCGCTTCCTCGCGAGGTAGTCCTTCTTCACCGACAGGGTCGGGGTCTCGTCGGTGCTTCCTATCTTGATGGTGAGCGTTATGGGCGGCAGCACAAACCTCTCGTCGATGTCCCCCGCCACGTCTTCCGCCATGGACTCCAGCAGGGCCGCGGCGTCGCGGAGCTGCCGCGCCACCCTCTCGCCCGCACTCATGCGACCAGCCCCACGACCAGCTGCATGCACCACAGCACTGCGGCGACGCACAGCAACACGAGCACCGTCATGATGAGGCACCCGATGAGCCTGCCGATCAGCCTTCCAATCTCGTCCATTCAATCCTCCAATCTCACCCGCACGCCATGCGCACGAGAACGGTCAGAACCACGGCGAGCGCCCATGCGGACCTCGCCGCCCACGCCAGCAGCGCGGTGAGCGCCGCCAGCGGCATCAGCCACAGAACATGGCGCACGCTTCCTCCTGCATGTCCCTCATGTGGTCCGCTATCCACGGGAGCGCCCAATAGGCGACGTCGCCCGGCTCCGCGTCCGCCCCGTCGAACTTCTCCCGGAAGGCGTCGTCGAACTCCACCTCGCAGATGCCGTAGTCGCAGCAGCACTCGTACATCTTGATGCACTCGGCGCAAGTGGGCTTGCCCTCGCCGAAGTGCCTGTCGATTGCCGCGCCGGTGCATCCGTCCGGGAGGTTGTAGCCCGGATCACAGCTTGCCCCCAAGGCGGATCACCTCCTCGCGGTACATCTCGTACCGTTCAATGAACCTGCGCGGGTTCTCCGCGATGACGTCGAGAACCTCAACGAGCGCCATCTTGCCCAAGGGGCGCTCGCCGTCCGTGAGCTCGCTGTCAGGCACGTCGATGATGTGGCGCTCGATTATCTCGAATCTCATCTCTCCACCTTCTTCCTCACGACGTCGCGCGGGTCTTCGCCCATCGCCTCCGCCAGATTGAGCAGCAGGTTCATCTTCACTTCCCTGCCGTTGCTGATGGCATGGCTCAGGCTGCTGAGGTTCACCCCGGCGGCGCGCGCCAGCTGCTTCAGCGGGACGTGGTTGTCGATACGCCAATGGGCGATCTTGTCGGCGTCCAGAACGTACTCGGTCGCCATCACCTGCACCTCCCGATACTCTTCAGGTACAGGTTGTTGCGGCGCGAGCGGGCGAGTGCGCGACGGCTGCGACGCTGCCACTTCGGGTCAAGCGCCTTCGCGAGCTTCCTCATGAGACGGCGGGCGTCTCGGAACACGCGGGAGATGCTCTCCCACAGCATCTCGGCGACGGCCTTCGCGGCATCGCCGATTGCCTCCAGCAACCGCGTCGCCGCCCAGCTAAGCGTCCCGGGGTATGGCGCCTCAAACGTCTCGCCGGTCTTTTTCTCGTCGGTCATCGGTATTCCTTTCATTCGGTTCCTATTCGCATTCGTAGACGTCGCCGGCCATTGATTCCGCGAGCGCGCGCATGTCGGTCACCTCGGCGCACTCCGCGCCGAAGAACATTCCGAGCTCGCACCTCTTGTGCCTGTCGCACCGGTAGGCGCGGCAGATCTCTGGCCTCGCGGCGTAGACCGAGCACTCGCGCCCGTCCGTGAGGTACGGGCACAGCAGGTCGTACTCCGCCCTGGGCTCGGCGGGCTCGATTCCGTTCCGGCGCACGTACGCCTCGAGGCGCACCCGGTCGAACGGGCTCACGGGCAGGAAGCGCGAGCAGCACTCGCCGCAGCCCCTGCAGTCGCCCGAGTACAGGTCGGTCACGTGGTCGCTCTGGAGCCCGGCGTGGATGGCCGCGGCGATGGCCTTCTCGTCATTCATCGGCCCGCCCTGCCGCTCCTGTCGGGCACGGCGGCCTCTACTCGGCACTCTTGGCCACCTTCTTGTCGTAGATCTTCTTGAGGTACCGGCGCATGAACCGGGTGAACTCCTCCTCGCTGACGCCGTCCGCCAGCGCCACATATCGCATCGCATCGTGGCACCATTCGTCGAAGTCGAGCAGCCTTCCGCTGAACGCGCTCTTGACGTCCGTGACCTCGGCGTAGGTGAAGCGGGTCAGCATCTCCTCGCGCATGACCTTGTCGGCCAGCGCCTCGATGGGCGTCTTGGGGCGGTTGATGATCCGGCTGTAGCCGTTCGCCCTCTTGGTCATGGCGTCGAGCTGCTTGAACAGCTTGTTGTTCTCGGCCGCGAGGCGCTCGTTGCGGCGCTGCTCGTAGTCAAGCTCGGCGAGCACGTACTGCTCGCAGTTGGTGATCTCCATCGTCATTTCACCTCTCGGATGATCTCGTTTCCGTAACGGTCGGTGATGGCCCAGTAGCCGAACATGTAGAGGTCGGGGCTGTGCGGCGGGTACTCCCTGAGCATCGTGCCGGACCACCATGCCTCCTCGGCCGCCCCGGTGCGCCATACCCACTCGGCCCTGAGGCCGCCGTCGTGGAACTTCCCGTGGCACCCGGTCGTGCCGGAGCCGCACAGGGCGAACAGCGGGCTGCGCAGCTCCCACAC